CCATTTTGTATAGTATATGTTTTTTCAATTCCTGAAGCTACGTAAACAGTAGCATTAGCAGCTAATGTTCCAGTAAATTTAATAACAGCATTTCTAGCATCTGATATTGTAGCATCAGTCATAGCTAAAGTTGTGTTAGTAGAAGTAAGAGCAATTGATTGATAACCTACAATTGCTTGTTGTAATAAATCTAAATTATTATTTGTTTTTGTTCCCCACGTACCAGAGTTTTCTCCAGTCGCCATTAACTCAAGTTTGAGGTCTGTAGAATATGTAGAAGCCATAAGAATTCCTTATTAAATTATTGCAATAATCATTAATTTTAGTTTGATTAAGCTGCTATGTCAACAACTGTCCAAGTGTTAGATACTCCAATATCAACAACAGCCCATGCTGTTACATATAATCTTCCAGTACTACAAGTAGCAGAAACACCAGTAACCTCAATAATACTTAAAACCTGACCTGAAGCAGCTCCTACTGCACTATTTAATAAATTAGTAGATAATGTGACTATTGTATTAGGTACTGCATCTTCATTTCCTAAACTTACTGTTAATAAATTAGTATTTAATGTTACATTAGCATCTGCAGTTATTGAATATGTTCCAAGTGTAGTATTTAATTGATTACCAATTACATCTACTTCTATAGAAGGAACAACTACTTCTTCTCCACCTTGCTCAACATCCATTCCACCAATGTTGCCCCAAGAACCATAACCCCAATAAGTTGTTCCCCAAGGTAAATCACCAGGAGCAGTAACTTGAACTGCAACATCTATAATATGATCAACTGATCCTACTGTAGTGTTTAATAAATTAGTATTTAAACTTAAATTAGCACTTCCTGTAATTGATAAATTACCTGTTGTAATATTTGCTTGTGCACCTGTTAAATCAACGACTCCTTCTCCATTAATAGATAATGTTCCTGTTGTTGAATTTATTAAATTAGTAGATAATAAAGCTATAGTATTAGCAATAGCCTCTTCTTCTCCTAAACTTATTGTTAATAAATTAGTATTTACACTTAAATTAGCATCTGCAGTGATTGATGAATTACCTACTGTAGTATTTGCTTGTGGTCCTGTTAAATCAACAACAACACTAATTGGAATGCTTACAGATCCTACATTTGTAGAAATAGCATTAGTTACATAACCTATTCCCCAAGTATTATTTCCCCACGTGCCTTGATCCCACGCTGCAAATTCTACTGTAGCATTTTGATTGCCTTCTCCCCAGAATCCTACATTCCAAACACCTGCACCCCAGGGAGCCGACATGAATTACTCCTTACGCTATTCTTAAGATAGCTGCTGCAGATGTAAATGCTGGGAATTGAATTGTAAACGTTCCAGATGTTGCAGTTTTATCAGCACCGAAGTCTAACACACAAACTGCTTTTTTAGTTTCTGTGCTATTGTAAATTAAAGCTCCTCTAGCTGTTAATGTTACTCCTGTAAAAGATAAGTCTGCGAAATCTACGATAGCCACGCTTCCATCTAATGATGTTTGTTGTGAAGTTAATAAACCTCCACCAGCTACGTATTGTCCTGTGTCACCAACTTCATTTGTTGATGTGTATACTGTCGTAGCAGCTGATAAGTTAGCTGCTGATGTATACATTGATAAATAAAATTGATCTCCACCAGATTCAAAGTCGTGAATACCTTCAAGAATCTGTTGCTTGAAAGAATTACACACTGCTTGTGATATTGCCATATGTTGTTCTCCTTATAGTTATTACGGTGATGGCGACGGTACTTTGACTCGTAACGTTCCATCTTGAAATTCGTCTCTGCGTCTTCTGCCTGTTTGCTCCAACACAAATCCTTGTAATGCCATATTATACTTCTCTTGATACAATTTGTACATATCCATGGGTCCTTTTAGATATGCAAAAGCTTCCACTAAACAAGCATATAATAATAACTCTGGTGCATTAACAGAAATATATGTTTCGGTGTTCGTGGAACTTAGTCCGTCTGGCGTGTAAATATAATCTAAAGTAACTGTAAAAGTTGAACTTGGTGTAGGAGCTACTTCAATAGCATTCTCTCTAAATGTAGCATAGTATTTTGGAAATCCAGTTGATCCTGATGAATTATATTCCGTTATAAATGTATCATCTCTCGGTTCCAACGAAACTTGGACACCGGAACTATTTGTAGCTACAACAGAACGAACAATTAAAGCTCTTCTAGAAGTATTAGTTCCAGATGAACCTGAAGCGTTTGGAAGAGCTAAGTATTTATTATTAGCTGTAAATGTAGATGTCGCGTACTCGCGCGCGTAGTCTGCATCTGCTTCTCTAAATATTTTAAATTCAGCATCTCTAATAAATCCATCTACAATAGTAGAAGTTAAAACTTCAGAACCTACCTCTGTGTAATCTCTAATTTTTTGTACTAATTCTGCGTATGTCATTTATGTAATAATTATAGTTACGTCACCAACACCAGTATATGCTGATCTTCGTGTATTAATAATATCTCCACTTATACCAGGTTGCATACCATCAGAAACATACTGACCTGGCCAATAGTATAAATCTAAGTTAACATCACATCCACCACCAGGTCTTACATCTGGTCTTGTAAATTGTAATGCTTGAGCATCTCCACCTGGAGATCTAATATCTAGTTGTGGTTGCTTTGCTTCAAATTCTGAAAAATGTACCCATGATCCGTTCCATTCTCTAACCATTTCTTGATATGGAAATTGCATACCTGATCTATCAGATATTGATAAAGAACGTTTACCTTTAGCAAATACTGGCATTAGTATGTACCTTGTGGGAAGTATGTTTGAGGAGTTATATATAAACTAGTTCTCTGACCATATTCATCCAGAGCTCTCTTCATTTCATCTTCATAAGCTAGTTTTAATAAATCCATTCTTTCTGGAGATCTTTTTTGAGATAAATAATAAGCAAGTCCTGATACCATGCATGGTATAAATCTATAAGGAAGATTAGCATCATTAGTATAAGCACCTGCATCTTCAATTCTTGAAATGTAATAATATTTTAAATGTGTGTATTGAACTCTATCTGGTACTTGATAAAGATAAATAATAGGATCTACTTGTCTATCAACATAATATTGAGAAGGCTGTCCAGTTTGTCCTTTATTAGGTAATGAAGCATACATTGATCTGTCAATTTTAGTTAAAGATAAATCGCTTGTAGATTGACCAGGTGTACCACCAGATGTTGATACATAAGCTTCTAAAACATCACTACAATCTTCAGGTGTAGTATATGTAGCTTGACCAGTGGTTAATGTTTGATCATATAATTTAACTTTCCAAAGATGAACACCTCTATTTCCCCATTCAGAAAATAATATATTTAAACTTCTTCTAGCTGATTTAATATCATAACCAGAATTAGATCTAATACCTATTCTTTCATAAGACTCTTCTATAATCTCATCAATAGATAAATTAAATGTAGTTGTTCCTGATGTAGCCATTTATATTAAATCTCCATAATATTTTTTTTGATGTGGTTTAGTATAAACCATACCACCTTTACTTTTTTCTTTTGGTTTTTCTTCTACTGTAGTTTTAAATTCAACTGCTTTATATCCTGTATTTTCTTGAGGTTCTGTAGAAGTTTGACTTCCAACATTAGTTTTATAGTTAACATAATCTTGTGGTGAAGCAGCTGAAATCTTTGATACAATTGTACTTGGATCAGGCATACCTCCTACGAAAAGACCTTCTGGTTCTAGTTTAAAAGAATATTGTCCTGTTTTTTGAAAATCTTTTTCTTGTTTTATTTTAGCTTTTTCAGCATTAAGTTGCTCAATGTACTTTTTAGTACCAAGTCTCTTCATCTTTTGAATTTCTGTTTCTTTATCGTCAGACATTATTTTAATAAATCTCCATAATAGTTTATTTTAGATTCGTTTGAATGTTCTACACCATCAAACTCTCCTTTTATAAATTTACCCATATAAGCTTTTTCTTTTGCAAATGTTGAAACATTTGTAGGTTTAGGTCCTGTATTTCCTGCTGCTCTTTTTCTTTGAACTGCAGATCTTCTTTGTCCTTCTGACATTGATCTAGCTTTTGCAAGTGGTACACATTTAGGATATCCTTTTCTTTTTTCTCCTTTTGATCTTCCACAAGGAGCAAAAGAACCATCTTTACGTTTAGTCCCTATGTCTACCCATTTTTCTGCAACCCACTGACGTAATCCCATATTAATATTTTTTAGTTACCTTTCTTCTATTTTCCATTACATTTCCACAACCTTTAGCAATACCGCCTTGATTGTAATTTGATACTGCTTTTCTTTGTTGCGATTTGTTTTTACCACCTGGTTTTATTTTTCCAGAACAAACTGCTGATGCATACATATTTGCGTATGCACTTGGATATACTTTAAATTTTCTTTTAGCCGCAGCTTTTCCTTTTGGACAAAGTTTACCCATTATCTTTTTCTCTTCTTTCTTTTAGCTGCAAGCATGGCTCTTGATGGTTTTGCTCCGCGAAGTTTACCCTCTATTTGTTGAGGTATTTGTGATCTTCCTATTGCCATGTTTAGCCCATTGATGAATAGACAATTTTACCATCTATCTTCTGAGCCTTCAAGTATTGCTTCCTATTTGGCTTATCTACAGTATAACTGCAATGTACCCATCCAGAGTTAGGATCATT